ATTAAAACATATCATCATTTATTGATTCTAGGGATTTTAGTCCGTCTAGAAGTATAGATATTTAATGGACGCAATCAAACTATGTCAAATAAATTTGATAAAATAGACCAAGCACTTAATATTGAAAGTAGTATTGTTGAAGTTGATAATACTTCTGAATCCCCTTTAAAAACTTTAGATGTTCTCAAAAATAATTCCGAAGATATAAAAAAAGATTATGAATATACTCGGGCAAACTTATATTCTTTGATTGAGAAAGGTCAAGAAGCTATCAATGGTATAATGGAATTAGCAGGGGAAGGTGGTTCTCCAAGAGCATATGAAGTTGCAGGTCAATTGATTAAATCAGTAGGTGATGTAACTGATAAACTTATAGATCTACAAAGGAAATTAAAAGATGTTGAGGAAGACACTGTAAAAACAACAAATAATGTTACTAATAATGCATTATTTGTTGGTTCAACTTCCGAATTGTCAAAACTACTCAAACAAGGTTTTCTAAATAATAAAGAGTAATTCTTTCTATCCTAATGGGTTGGTCTGAAAAATATAAAAAATCTATTGATTGTGATAACCCAAAAGGATTTTCACAGAAAGCTCACTGTCAAGGTAAAAGGAAAAAATTGAAAGAACAATTAAAACCATTCAAATCAGTTGAACAAATAGCAAAGAAACATCGTCTTGAAGTTTCTTTTATTCAAAAACAACTGGATATGGGAGAACCAATTGAACATGAGCACACTAAAGATCATAGGTTGGCAATGGAAATTGCTCTTCAACATCTTGATGAAATTCCAGATTATTACACTCGTTTGAAAAAAATGGAAACAGATGCTAAAAAGCATCACAAAAAATTTAAAGATGTAAAAGAAGAAACCAAATCCGGAGATGAAGGTCTCCACGATTGGTTTGGTAAATCAAAATCATCTTCTGGAAAAAAAGGTTGGGTTCAATTGGGTGGAAAGTTTTCAGGAAAACCTTGTGCTAGACAACCCGGACAAACATCTACACCAAAATGTGGAAGTTCGAAAATGAAAAGGGAACTTTCAAAAGATGAAGAAGAGGCAGCAAGAAGAAGAAAAAATAGATTGGATCCAAATCAACCAGAAAAGTCTGGTGGTGCAAAACCAACAAACGTTAGGACAGAAGAAATGAATCTCCAAGAAGTAAAAGATAAACCAGGCAAAGGTAGTGGTAAGAAAGATGCCTGCTATAGTAAGGTAAAATCTAGATATAGTGTTTGGCCAAGTGCCTATGCTTCTGGAGCACTAGTTAAATGCCGTAAAGTTGGTGCTGCAAATTGGGGAACTAAAACTGAACAAGTCAATATGATGAGATACTGTCCAAAATGTAAAAAGGATGAATTAAGAGATGAGTGTAAGTATGGTGGTAAATATTGGGATATGTATTCTTTACCAACTAATTTGTCTTCGGTAGCAATGTCAAATCCTCACTATCATGCAAATAGTCCACACCCAGCAAATGAAGAAAAAGACCATGAATATTCAATGGCTCGTTCCGAAATTTCTACGATTATTGCAGCGGCAAAAAGACTAAAGAAAAAAATGGGTAAAGGTGAAGGTAATCTTGAGGCATGGGTTCAATCAAAGATTACAAAGGCAGCGGACTATATTGATGCCGCAGCAGATTATGTTGATAGTGGCGAAATGCAATCTGAAAATGTATCGATTGAGGATGCTAATGGTAAAAAATATGTCCAGTTTATTGATATTATTAGACCTCAATCATTAAAACCATCTGTTGGTATTGGTAGTAAACTTATTGGTGAAGGATTGAGTTTTGAAATTAGTGGAAAAAAAACCACCGGTATGGGAAGAATGACCCAACAAGATATTGATAGGTTAAAGAAGGGAAATCCTGGTGCATCTGAAAAAATTGATCAAAAATATCAACAAATTAGAAAAGGAATTAGTTTACCACCAGTATCAAAAGAAACCTATGAACCAAACAGTGAAATAATTGGTGAAAAATGTTGGTCTGGATATAAGAAAATTGGAATGAAAAAGAAAGGTCTAAAAATTGTTCCAAATTGCGTAAAAGAAGAATACTCAAATTGGAGGGAAGAACTTGCAGAATCATCCCCAGCTTGGCAAAGAACGGAAGGTAAGAATCCAAAAGGTGGGTTAAATAGAAAAGGGATTGCTTCTTATCGTAGAGAGAACCCAGGTTCAAAACTCTCAATGGCAGTTACTACAAAACCTTCAAAATTAAAACCAGGATCAAAACCAGCAAAACGCAGAAAATCATTTTGTGCTCGTATGGGTGGAATGCCTGGTCCTATGAAAGATGAAAAAGGTCGCCCAACAAGAAAAGCACTATCTCTCCGCAAATGGAATTGTTAATATGAAAAGTTTTAAACAGTTTATTTCTGAAGGTATAAACATCGCTGGTGATTTCAATGGAAATCTCTATGTGAATAGTTCTAACCAAGAACCAGAACCAGTTGGAGAATCTTTTTCTGCAGATATAGTTTGGGAAGGAAAATTATATCGCATTGAAATTGAGGGTAGCATTATGGATAAAAACTCACTTGCGGAGCAACTTCAAGGAGAATATCCTGGGGCAATTGTTCACAATGTTTACCCATCATCACCAAACTCACTAAAAATTAAAAACGCACAAAGATATAGACCAGAAAGACTATCTTGGGATGAATGACTTATGGCACAGTGGAATAAGAATACTCAAGATTATTTAAATCAAGAACGAACACTTCATGAGGTTTATCTCCGTGCTGATGAGTATGGAAATATTCTAAATGAGGGTGCTTGTTCCAAATCCGCATTTGGAGAAAGTCTTGCCATTCCTTTAACGCCAAAAGTTCAAGGTGACGCAGTTTATGGATTAAATCCAAGAGAATTTGAAACATATACATTTAGTACAACAGGAATTGCTACACATAGTGGTTCGAGATTTGTTGTAGGTGCTGGTTCAAGTGCAAACTCCTACGGTGTTATTAGAAGTACTAACTTTCTCAGGTATCGTCCAGGTCAAGGTGCAGTTGCTAGATTTACAGCATCATTTTCTAACAATCCAGTAGGGTTCACCCAAAGAGCAGGATTGTTTAATCAAGAAAATGCAATTCAAATTGGATATGCACATACAAACGGAAAGTTTGGTGTTCTTCGTGCTAATGGCGGCAAGGCACACATTCATGGATTTGACTTCACTACCTTATCGGATGGATCTGTAACTGTTACTCTAAACGGTACAACATTTACTGCAGTAACTTTAAATTCAGGAACACTTGCTGGTAATTTATCTCAACTGACGCAAGGATTAAGAGGACAGGCACTTTTTGAAGCATTATACCTTGTAGAATATGATCAGAGTAGATTAAGATTTTTAGCAACATCTCTTGGAAATCAGACTGGAACATTTAATATTACAAGCACTACTACTGCTACATTTACAAACTCCCATCTTCAACAAGGAGCAACACAAACAGAAAAATGGACATTTCAAGAAGACTTTAATCTTGATAAACTTGACGGAACTGGTACATCTGGAGTTACCATAGATCCATCAAAATTAAATGTATATCAAATTAATTTCCGCTGGTTGGGTGTTGGTGAAATTAGATATGCTATGGAGAATCCTCATAATGGTGATATGTTCTTTTTCCATCACGAACATTACTCAAACAGAAACGAAACTCCACACCTAGACAATCCATCAATGAAGGTTGGATATGTAGCAGCAAATTTGAATAATGGTGTTGGAATTGTTACTTGTAGAGGTGCATCTTTTCTTGGTGCTATTGAAGGAGTAGTTGAAAGAACACGTCTTCCATTTTCAGTAACTGCAACAAGAACGGATAGTATGAATACTCCAGGTTCTTTATATCATTTAGTGTCACTTAAAAATAAACTGATTTATCAAAATAAAATTAATACCAGAGACCTTATTATCTCAAGACTTACTGGGTCAGTAAATACTACAGGTAATCCTGCGATTGTTAGTTTATATTATAATCCAACACTTACAAATTATCTTAGATGGTTAACGCAAACAGACTTTAATGCATCTTTATATGCAACACAAGATGCTACTGGATTATTTGTATTAGGAGCACAATCAACACCTGCTATTGCATCTTTCCATGTATCCAATGGAGATACAATTGATGTTAATTTAATTGATATGGGTATTCATATTCCACCAAATAGTTTCATAACCGCAATAATTACTTCTACCAGTAATATTACCGCTGCTAGTGCTTCATTTGTTTATGTAGAGGATTAACTATTATGCCTAATAATGACATCTATCTTGGCAATCCTCTGCTGAAAAGGGCAAATACCCAAATTGAATTTACTGAAGAGCAAATTATTGAGTTTTTAAAGTGTAAAGAGGATCCTGTATATTTTGCCAGAAACTATATTAAAATTGTGTCTCTTGATCACGGTCTAGTTCCTTTTGAGATGTACCCATTTCAAGAGAAACTCATTGATAATTTCCATAAGAACAGATTTAACATTTGTAAGATGCCCCGCCAGACAGGTAAAGCATTATCTTTAGATACTCCCATTCCAACTCCATTTGGTTGGACAACAATGGGGGATTTGAAAGTTGGCGATATCATTCTTTCCCCATCCGGAGATTCCGTTTCAGTAACTATGAAAACTGAAACAATGTATAACCACGATTGTTATAAAATATTTTTTGATAATGGTGAGGAAATAGTTGCTGATGCTGAACACTTATGGGAAGTTGATAGTTCTTATTGGAGGACTGGGAAAAAAACTATAACATCCGAAGAAATTTATAACATATATCAAACAAAGAC